ATCTGAGTCACAATGAACACCGTGATGTTTACGAAACTGTTGAAGAATTTTATGAAGCCGACTGTTTTGTTTCACCAGAAGAATGGCACAAGGCTGTAGCGGAAGATAGCGTCTGGGTGTTGCAGTGGTATCCAGATACGCCCATTGGGTTTTATCGCATTGCCGCATCAACGCTAGAATCCATTGAAATAAAACTCAGGGAGAAAACACATGAATGAAAAAGAAACACACGAATGCACGGCTTGCTGTCCGACTTGTTATGCCTGTATATTCGATATGGTAGATCAGCAAAAAGAATGGGTAGGGTTAACTGATGATCAAATGAGAGCAATAGCGGAGTGGCAGATAAGTGCACATAGACCTTTGATTGATGTCATAAAAGCGGTGGAGCAAGCATTAAAGGAGAAGAACACATGAATGAAATAAAAAAGATGCAAACACCTTGGGATTCAGACAAGATTCTGATGGTGGATGTTGGATGCTATGAGCGTGGGTGCGTATGCGTAGCAAACCAGTGGGATGCAAACTATAAAAGCGAGTGCGTACCAATGGTTGAGTATAAAGAATGGGTAGGGTTGACAGATAAAGAACTTGAAGAGTTTTCAGAAGCCAAGCTTGGGTCGTATGATTTGTGTCTTGAAGTTGAGGCTAAATTAAAGGAAAAGAATGGTTTATGATTTTAGAAAAAGGATTAAATCGTTTTAAAGATTCTGAAATACAGGAAGATACATATAACCAAACCAAAGCCAAGCTTCAGATTGAAGAGTATTTAAGAGTTGATATTGAGACGATGCCCATGATGAGCATTTGGGATTGGGAAATATACAAAGATGGATATCTTGTAGCAATTGGTGAGTACAGGCGAAGGTTTTGTAAGTTCGGTACATTTAAAGATTTTCAATTTAGCAAAAAGAAATTCTTGACAATGAAAGAGAAGGGTAAGGCGGATGGTGTTTATGCTTATATGTTTGTAGAGTTTGATGATTTGTTTTTATACTTTAATATCAAAGGCGAACCCGAAACAAAGATTATGCGTAGAAACCATGAGGTACGAACAGAAGAATGTGTATGTATTCCGAATCAGGATTTTAGATATTTAAGTCAAATAGAAATATAAAGCCAAGCTAGGGGCTATGTCCTAGTAGCGGAGAATTAAATGTTACAATTGAGAGAGTATCAGAGTGCCACACTTGAGGCACTTCGGCAGGGTTTTGCCCAAGGGCATAGGAAGCAGATCCTTTACGCACCCACAGGCGCAGGGAAAACAGAGATGGCAATTGCCTTACTCGATGCCACAAAGAAAAAGATGAACAAGGCAGCCATGATCCTAGACAGGATTGTGTTGTGTAATCAAACAAGCACTAGGCTGGATAAATACAAGATAGACCACGGGGTAATGCAATCAGGTCATTGGCGGTATCGTCCTTACGAACGCATACAAGTATGTTCAGCCCAGACTTTAGAGCGCAGAAAAGATATACCTGAACTACAACTTCTCATCGTTGACGAGGCGCATCAGACGAGAGATCAAACAGTTGAGTTCATCAAAAACAATCCAGATGTCAAAGTTATCGGACTAACGGCTACACCTTTTACCAAAGGGTTGGGCAAGATTTACGACAATGTAATATCCACAGTTACAACCAAGCAACTTGTTAACGATAAGGTTCTTGTGCCACTCAAAGTCTACATAGCCAAAGAGATTGATATGGAAGGGGCTAAGAAAGTAGCGGGTGAATGGTCACAGGCAGAGACAACAACAAGAGGCATGAAGATCACAGGCGATATTGTGGCGGAATGGATTAAGAAAACCCACGAGATATTTGGTGGCCCAAAGAAAACAGTTGTATTTTGTGCAGGAGTGGAGCACGGCAATGATTTGGCACGGAAGTTTGCGGAGCAGGGCTATAACTTTGTGTCTATCAGTTACAGGGATAAAGACGAGTTCAAAGAAGAGGTGATTAAAGACTTCTCAAAGCCCGATACAGGCATCCACGGATTGATAGCTACTGACATACTAACTAAAGGGTTTGATTGCTCTGATGTGCTTATAGGCGTGTCGGCAAGACCTTTTTCCAAGTCATTATCTTCACACATACAACAGATGGGTCGGGTGATGCGTGGTCACGAGGGAAAAGACTTTGCATTGTGGCTAGATCATTCGGGTAATTACATACGATTCAGGGAAGATTGGGAAGATGTATATCAAAATGGTGTGCATGAACTAGATGATGGCAAGGAAAAGACTAGGAAAGAGCCAACCAAAGAACACAAAGAAGGTAGCAAGTGTCCTAAATGTGGGGCGCTTTGGACAGGCGGAGACACTTGTCACAGTTGTGGCTATGTAAAAGAGAAAAAGAATAAAGTTTCATCGGTGGCAGGAGAAATGGAAGAGCTGAATGGCACGATGGGCGGTACATCCAAGCAGGACTTCTGGTACATGATGCAGTATTACAAGCGGTATCACGGATGGTCGGACGGGCGCATGGCGCACACATACAGGGAGAAGTTTGGTGTATGGCCCAAAGGTTTAGACACATCAAGGGCGATAGAACCCAACGGAGAAGTTAAGAAATTCGTAGATAAGAAGCTCAGAGCGTACATCTATTCAATCAAGAAAGGTGCACGATGAGATATTTATCAGTTTGTTCGGGCATTGAGGCAGCCACAGTCGCATGGCACGGATTGGGATGGCAACCAGTAGCGTATAGCGAGATCGAGAAGTTCCCAAGTCAGGTGCTCTCACATCATTATCCAAACACACCCAACATGGGTGACATGACAAACTATAAGGAGTGGAATCTTGGAACAATTAACCTTTTGGTCGGTGGAACACCTTGCCAATCTTTTTCCGTTGCTGGTCTCAGAAGAGGATTGGAAGACCCACGAGGCAACCTCGCACTTGTCTATTGCGGAATTCTTGACAAGTTTAGACCCAAGTGGTTCGTATGGGAAAACGTGCCAGGTGTCCTCAGTTCAAACGGTGGACGGGACTTTGGTTCCTTCCTCGGGGCGGTGGCGCAACTCGGGTATGGGTTCGCATATAGAGTGCTTGACGCTCAATACTTCGGAGTTCCCCAAAGACGTAAGCGTGTCTTCGTTGTCGGATGTTTTGGAGATTGGGTCAGTGCATCCAAGGTTCTTTTTGAGTCCGAAAGCTTGTCAAGGAATCCTCCGCCGAGCAGAGAAGCGAGGAAAGTCACTCCCACACTCTCTGCTTCAGGCACTGGAGTCAGTCGTGTCGGATTCAATTGCGAAGACGAATGGTTCGTCCCAGTAAGCAAAGTCTATGAGAATCATCCAACGGATAGCCGTATCAAAGAGGTCGGCATCAGTCCAACTGTAACGAGCAGATGGGGAACAGGTGGTAACAATGTGCCACTTGTTCAATCAGTTGGATGTGACACATACAATGGAATAATAACAGGTCAAACTGCTTGTACGATGACCGCAGATATGGCGGGGCCTACTCATAGTGGGCCTAAAGTTTTGGTTCAAGCCTATTCAATCAGAGAGGATGCTAAAGCCAATACATTTAGTGCCACGCCACTCGAAGTCACTCCTGCTTTACAAGCTCTCAGACCATCGGTTCAGTCACATCATGCACAGACTTTCATCGCACAATCCTTAGCGGTTCGTAGATTATCGCCTTTGGAATGTGAACGATTGCAGGGCTTCCCTGATGGCTACACAGATATCAAAGAGAAGACGGCTGATGCGCCAAGGTACAAGGCACTCGGCAATAGTATGGCAGTACCAGTAATGAAATGGATAGGAGAAAGAATCAATGGACTTTGTTAATTTTGCAAGAGCGCACGGCATACTAATCGACACTACTCCGCCACTAGGGGTATGGACTCGGTATCCTACTGAAGATCACCCAAGGAAAAAGAATGGAGCAGTCAAGTTCATGGGCAACTATGGTCTGGTTCAAAACCATGCAACTCAAACTGATGTGTCACTTTGGAAGCCAGAATCAACAGTCGGAATCAATTTGACACAACTCGCTAAGGAAGCAAGGAACGCTAGAGAAAAGTCACTACACCAGCAGAAACAGTCGGCACAAAAGGCGGCTTGGATTCTCAACCAATGCGAATCGTTGCGGCATCCATATCTAAAGGCGAAGGGATTTGAGGACGAAGAAGCAAATGTGTGGGTGAAAGAAGGCAAAAGAATTCTTGTAATCCCGATGCGAATTGATGGAGCACTTGTCGGTTGCCAACTTGTAGACGAAGAGGGTGGTAAAAAGTTTCTATTCGGACAACGCACGGCTAATGCTTCTTTCATCTTTGATAACAAGGGTCAGAACATCTTATGCGAAGGCTACGCAACAGCACTAAGTATTCGAGAGGTTTTAAAATCATTTAAGTATCGCTACAAAATCTATGTCTGCTTTTCCGCCACTAATCTAGTAAAAGTAGCCAAGGATTTGGCGAAGGGATTTGTGGTTGCGGACAACGATGAGTCGGGCACAGGCGAAAAAATAGCCAAAGAGACAGGATTTCCATATTGGATATCTGAAACACTTGGCTATGACTTCAACGATGAGCATCAAAAAAACGGCACATTTAAAAGTGGCACATCGTTACTCAGATCATTGAACTTGAAGTGAATGAACTACATTATTCACATACAGATTCTTTTCTTCTGATAGGGAGGTGGCAAGGAGGTAATTTAAAGCCTCCATGCCAACTCGTCTGACATTTACATCGTCACCAATGAAATCAGAACTAGCCGTCACTACATCATCATCCTGCGAGACAATGTAGATTACGAATATGGATTTATTCTTGATTGGTGGAATGAATTTCATCGTGATTGATCGTTATAGACAATGGTAATCCTGTGGTATTTTCACTCGGCTCAAGGGTAAATGTAACAGATTTGAATACTTCCAACCCTTTTAATATCTCAAACCATTGCCCAAACCCTTTCGGGTCTAGGGCAAAAGTTCTCAACCAAGTGTCCAGCATGATTGAATATTTGGTCATATCAGGTTCTTTTCTTTCACTTCCCTGAGCAACTCTTCATCCAAATGCGTTGAATATTTTTGAAAGTTCCAATCAATCAAGCGATCAATCATTTGTGCCCTCGTCAATTTCTGCTCGGCAACTTCATCAATTTGCATAACTGTCCAATCGCCAATCATTGCAGAATCAATTGATCCGTAATCAATCGCTTCCTCGTTGCTATCAAATATTCCCAAAGCCCTAAAGCCGTCAACTGGATTGCCTGTCATTACTGTGTATTTCATTCTTCAACCTCCAATTCGTCCATCATCATTTGTTCTGATATTGCAAAAGCTTCGTCAATATCTTTGGGGATATTTTTCAACACCCATTCTGAGGTCGCTTCTTCAATTGTGTAATGATCGTCTGATATTCCGTCCTCACTCGTGTAATAAAATGAGCCACAAAACATCATTCCACATTCGTAGTATTGAGCATCTATTTCAAACCCAAGCTCAGCCATGCGCTTGTAAAAATCAATGGGTGGCGACCAAGCAGTATCAAAACTACATTCAATCTTGTTCTCACTAATACGATTGATGATGTAATCCTGACCTCCTGAATCCCACTTCGTCCCCCAATGAGCCAAGTTCCACTCATACCAAGAGGGATAGCCATAATGTTTAATATTTAATTGTTTTTTAAGCTCTTGAAGCTCCATGAAATATTCTGGATTCACTTTCCACAAGTTATCGTCAGAATCCAAAGCAATCGGGCGAGGCACAAATTCGTTAAAAAATTTTTCCTCATTAAATGCTGCAATTGCCCTATCAATCATTTTTGAATCTTTGTGACTTAAAACTAAGTCGTTGTTACACCAATTTGGCATTTTGTTTCTCCTTAAATTACATTGTTAAAACTGATTCCATTGAGGTACATTTCTTCCTCAATGTATTTCTTTAAAAGATTTTTGACAAATCCGTCACTAAAAAAATGTCCTGCAAATCCTCCGTCCGTCACTCCTAATTTTTCCTGTATCACTTCACAAGCTGAATTAAGCGCATCTTCGGCAAGATCATCAACAAACTTTTGTTCTGCAATGAACACTTCTCTTTCTTTAAATAATGGGTCTTTCATTTTGTATCCTCCTTTAATAATGGTAAAAGTTTCCGCCACAACTCCGCAAATTCCTGCATCAGTTTTGAGCCGTCCTCATGCTTGTGCTGATCGCTGAATTCATAGAGCATTTCTGTCAATATCTGTTTTTGTGTTTGGTTTAGTTTCATTTTTTTCCTTTCATTTGCTAAGTTGTTCTGAATCACCTATCACCCAAGAGGCTAGGCACTCCTCCCAATCCTCATCGAATATCGAAATAATGCCCTTTTCATCGCTTCCGATCTCATGTCCAAGGTTGTTATTGGTAATCAACATGATTAACTTTTTTCCCTCGAATAAAAATTCCTGACCCCATCCTGTACAGTTTCCGCCTGTGTTCCAAATCTCAAAGCCGTACGATCTTGGAATGTCCTCGGTGCTTTTGTGATCCATGTGGTAATAAAATCGTCCGCATGATGAACTCAAAGGGTCTTCAATCTGAACACCATCGAACACAAAATAAAATTTGCCTGAATCAGTTTTTAAAAGTGTTTTCATTTTCTAGCCTCCAATCTGCCTTGCTCAATCATTCGTCTTGCTTCGTCTCTGTCCTCGATCCTTTCGGCTTCGATCATTTTGCGGAGGACATCGCCCCCGATCTTGTTCTTTTCGTATTTGTATCCTGCTTCAAAATATTCGTGTTCTGTGTGCTTCATGCTTCCTCCGTAACCTTTTGGCAAGATTCACAAGCTTGTGATTCGTAAAGGTCTGTGTAATTTTCCATTTCTTGATATGTATCAAAATCGTGTTCCTCTCCGCACTCGGGGCAAGAGTAACTCCATTGCACATCAAACCCAATCGAGCAATAGACACAACCAACCCAATCCTCAGAAGCCACCCAAACATTTCCCGAATATTCGTTTATTCCTGCTTGGGTGTATTTGTCGATTTGCAACCCTGCTTTTCTGATTGCTTGGATGCAATCTGTAAGCCTGTCCAAATCTGCACCTTGAAATTGTTCAAATAAGTTTTGCATTTTTATCCTTTGGCGAAAAAGTAGAAAATAACAGGGAAAGCGAAAACGGCAACCATGCCAACGGCAAGAAGCCCATCATCAATCAATTCACCGATGCGTGATCGTCTCTCGTGTGCTTGGCGAAGCTCTGTCATGTCCAAATCAAAGCGATCAGACACA